AGTGCTAAGAAAAAACTGCAACAAAAAGGCGTTAGCGGAAAAAACGTAAACGCTATAGCGATGGAGAGATTTGCCAAACTTAGACAGGCCGCTGAAGCTGAAGAAGAGTTAAAAAAGTACATATCTGAAACGCTGGGGCCTTCACATTGGCAAACATTATTGAAGATACGCAGAGAAGTTTTGCAGGAAAAAAGAGAAGCAGAAGCTCAAGCTAGAAGAGATGCAATCGCACAACAAGAACTATTGATTACGATTGTGGGCATAGTTGTCTTATTGATTTTTACTTTTGTAGGAGCGGCTGCATACCTGCATTATATGCAGTGGATTGACGTGAGGGATTACTTTCCATGATTTATGTTTTAATATTTTTACATTTTATAAATACAGATAATTTGCATTACTACCAGATTGGAACTTATTCGGACAAAGAGCAATGTCTAGCACAAGCAGAAAAGGCAAAAATACTAGTAACACACAACTCAATGAAGGTGACTTGCCTCGAAGTGAACGCCCAACAATCATAGAAAGAGGCAAGAAATTTGCAGCATATGATAAGAATGGACGATTAATCATTTTAGGGTATAATAGGCAAATAATACAGGAGTATGCAGATGCCCAAAGCAAAATACGATCTCAATGATAACGGCAAGATTGACCCTGAAGAGCGTGAAATCATGCTTGAAGACCGTCGTAGAATTATGATGGACGCTGATGCAAAGCGAGATGCCCAACGTAGAATGGCATGGTTTAGCCTTACAGGCATGCTTTTGTTCCCATTTGGTGTTGTATTTACCGAATGGATGGAGCTTCCAAGGGCGTCAGAGATGCTTTCCAGTATGAGTAACATATATTACGTCAGTATCGCTGCCATAGTTGCGGCATATTATGGATTTACAAACATGGGGAAGGGACAATGACAAAATTAACCAAGGCGAAAAAGAAAAAAGTTAAAAAAGTTATTGCTGGCTTGAAAAAAGCTTCAAAACTTCACGCCAAACAAGCAAAACAGCTAAAAAGTGTAGTTAGAGCATGATTGGACAATTACTTGGACCCGTTGCAGGTCTAGCTAGTAGCTGGTTGGACGCAAAAACCACCAAACAAGCGGCAGAAGCGAAGCTAAAACTGACAGAAGCAGAGGCAAAAGCCAAAATTTTGCTGTCAGAAAAGACATCTGTTGCCGATTGGGAGCGGATTATGGCAGAAAATTCTAAAACTTCTTGGAAGGACGAATTTTTTGTAATTGTTTTGTCAATTCCGTTGATTTTAGCCTTCATACCGGGTGCCGAGGGCATTGTAGACAGGGGTTTTGAGCAGCTTCACAAGGCCCCAGACTGGTATTTTTACAGTTTGGGTATAGCAATTTCAGCCTCATTTGGTGTGAAAGGGTATAAACAGTTTACGAGGAGAAAGTGATGGATAGTATTCCAACGATTTATGCTACAAAGGAGACAATTGAAGGAATTGATCTTTTAACATTTGAGTGCCCCAAATGCGGTGAAAAACACACGCACGGTTACGGCGAAGGACACCGCGTGGCTCACTGCAATGACTCTGATCTTTGGAAAAATGGTTACTATCTAAAGGAAAAAAAGTAATGTATACCTATTTCGTAAAGTCTGTAGACAGGGTTGTTGATGGCGATACGATTGATATAATTATTGATCTTGGCTTTGATCTTACAAAAAAAGAACGTGTCAGGCTTGCTGGTATAGACACACCAGAGAAAAGAACAAAAAATCCAAAAGAAAAAGAAATGGGTTACCAAGCTTCTGAGTTTTTAGAAATGCACCTTATGGAAGCATCAAAACTTACTGTAAAAACCGAAAAAGAAGGTAAGTTTGGCCGAATGCTTGGATGGTTATACAAATCAGAAGAAGACACAATGTCTATAAATCAAATCATGATAGATAAAGGTTATGCTTGGGCTTATGATGGCGGCACCAAAGTAAGAAATCTTGAAGATCTTCTGGCAAAGAGGGAGAATAATGATGGCGTTTGAAGCGTTAAAACAGTTGCAGGAGAAGTGTGGATGTTCGCCAGACGGTGCTTTTGGTCCAAACACGGCAAGAGCTATTGTTAAGCATTACGAGTTGTCCCCAGAAAGGGGCGCACATTTGCTAGGCCAGACTGTGCATGAAAGCGGATCTTTTAAATACACATCAGAGAACTTAAACTATTCTGTAGATGCTTGTCTCAAGGTGTTTGGTAAGTATTTTAAAACAAAAGAAGAGGCAGAGCCGTATGCAAGAAACCCTCAAGCTCTTGCTGATAAGGTGTACGGACACCGTGGCGGTAATCAAGGATCTGGATACGCATGGCGAGGCCGAGGATTTTTACAACTCACGCACAGAGATAATTATAGAGCTTTTGCAAGCGATATGAGGCTACCAGACGTTATGGATAACCCTGATCTTGTAGCAAATGACTACGCGATGGATTCAGCTTTGTGGTTTTTTAAAAGAAATAACATATGGAAAATATGCGATGAGGGTGTAAGTGACGACACCATCAAACGTGTGACCAGAGTAGTAAATGGTGGTTATAATGGATTAGACCACCGTGTGAAAGAAACAAAGAAAATTTACGAGTGGTTAAAATAATCGCATAAAGTCACAGTTTCTCCTAGTAAATCCTATATCTTGTATGTTAGGGTGCAATCAGGCATAGGAGGAATGTATGCAAATAAGTTTAGCCGAGGCTGTTTTTCGTATTATACGAGAGCGGCGCGAGGCGATTAAGGACTTGTTATTTTATGACAATGTCTCGAATATGGAGCAATATCGTGAGCTTATGGGGAACTTAAAAGCCCTCGATCACGTGGAACAGGAACTCAAGAGCCTGCTAGATAAACAGGAGCAAACTGATGAATGAAGGCACTAAAGTTGACCTTTCTGGCGCAGCAGCCGCCGTTAAGGAGATGAAGAAAGAAAATACTGCAAATCTCGCAGATGCTTATGTCGAAAAGCCTGTTCTCAATCCAGAGACGATTGGTGCAAGCTTGTTAGACCGGATGCCGAACCCTACAGGGTGGCGTATATTAATCCTTCCATACCAAGGCAGAGCCAAAACTTCTGGCGGTATATTCATACCAGAAGAAGTTAAAGAGCGTAGTCAGGTTTCTACGCAGGTTGGTTATGTTCTTAAAACAGGACCACTCGCATATAAGGATAAGGACAAGTTTCCTTCCGGCCCTTGGTGCGAGGAAAAGCAATGGGTTATGTTTGCCCGTTATGCTGGGTCAAGGTTTCAGATAGACGGAGGAGAAGTCCGGATATTAAACGACGACGAAATTCTGGCGACAATCATGGACCCAGAAGATATTCAACATCTGTAAGAGGTAAATTATGGCAGAAGAAAATCAGGTAGAACTAGATCTTGGAACAGAGGAGGAAGTGGAAGTTGAAGCTGAAGCTCCCAAAGAAACGGAAGAGGTTGAAGTTCTTGAGGCAGATTCAGAGGATCAATTTAAAAAGGCTGAAGATGCAACACAAAAAAGAATTAATCGTTTAACAAAGAAGATGCGTGAGGCAGAGCGTCAGCGTGAAGAAGCTTTGACCTATGCAAAAAATGTTCAGGCGGAGTCAGACCAACTGAAGCAGAGAATGCAGTCTTTGGATGACAATTACGTCAACGAGTTTTCAACACGCGTAACCTCTCAAATGGAGCAGGCAGAAGCGGAGCTTTCACGGGCTATTGAAATTGGCGATAGTGCTGCAACGGTACAGGCCCAGCGCAAGCTGACAAACCTTGCTATTCAGGCAGATCGCGCGGAGCAAGCGAAGGCCCAGCAGGAACAGCAAAAAGCTCAAACTGAAGCTGTCGCCCAGCAACCTCAACAACAGGTAGCGCCGCAAGTCCCCAAACGTCCGGACGCAAAAGCAGAGCAATGGGCTTTACGAAACACTTGGTTTGGAGAGGATGAGGCCATGACTTATGCAGCTTTTGGCATACATAAAAGGCTTGTTGAAGAAGAAGGGTTTGACCCCACAAGCGATGAGTACTATACTGAGCTTGATCGCCGTATTGACGACAAATTTAATACGGGCGCAAAAACCACTAGCAAACGACCCGCTCAGACGGTTGCTGGTGCCACAAGAACCACCTCTGGGCGCAGTGGGAAAAAGGTTAGACTCACCCCTAGCCAAGTCGCTATCGCGAAGAAATTGGGTGTGCCGCTGGAAGAATATGCGAAACACGTGAAGGAGTAAGAAACATGACTGAACAGACAAATAATCGAGCTTCTCGCGCAACACAAACTAGGGACAAACAGGCCGTAAGAAAGCCTTGGGCTCCCCCGTCAATGTTAGATGCACCACCTGCACCGGATGGTTTTAAACATCGTTGGATTCGCGCCGAAACGCGTGGTTTTGATGATACGAAAAACATCAGCGCAAAAATGCGTGAAGGATGGGAATTAGTTCGCAAGGACGAGTTTCCGGACTTTGAGGCCCCGGTAGTTGAATCAGGTAAATATGAAGGTGTGTTTGGAGTAGGCGGATTGCTTCTCGCAAGAATACCGAATGAGACTGTAGATGAAAGGACTGCATACTTTGCAGAACGTAGCCAACATCAACAAGATGCAGTTGACCACGATATGATGCGCGAGAATGCACACTCAACCATGACGATTAGTAAAGCTGATCGTCAATCTCGTGTAACCTTCGGTGGCCCTCGTAAGAGCTAGGGTCGCCCAATTAGGAGAAAACTAAAATGGCAAACCAAGAAACTGCCTTCGGTTTACGTCCTATCGGGCTTGTTGGAAACGGTGTAAATTCAACTGGGGTAACTCAGTATGAAATCGCTTCTAACAACACCAATCCGATCTTCCAATTTTCTTTATGTGTGCCGACTTCGGCAGGCGTAATTGATCATGCGGGAGCGACAAGTGGGGGTACAACTCCTGCTCTTGGTGTTCTGATGGGCGTAGAATATGTTGACTCAGGAACTAAAAAACCAGTTTTTAAAAACTTCTGGCCGGGTTCCAATAATGTCAGCGTTGATACTAACTTCCCTGTTAAGGGTTTTGTTGCTGATAACCCAAATCAGTTGTTCAAAGTAGCTTCTGACGCGACTCTTACAGACCGCGCCACTGCTTTGACAGCCGTTTTTGCAAACGCATCTTTGGGTACATCTGCTCGTACTGGTTCAACCAATACTGGCAATTCAAACTCAGCATTGAGCGTGTCATCTATAAACACAACAGCAACTTTACCGTTGCGAATTGTTGGCATTATGGACAATGAAGCAAACAATGATTTTACCGCTGCCGGTATACCATTGATTGTTCGTATTAACGCTCACTTTAATGCAAGTACGTCGCGGTTTGATTCTCAAACCACAGCGACCACAACAGGCGTATAAGGAGGGTTAAATATGGCTATATCACGCGCACAACTAGCTAAAGAGCTAGAACCCGGTCTAAACGCCTTGTTTGGACTTGAGTACACTCGTTACGAAAACGAGCATGCCGAAATATTTGAAGAGGAATCTTCTGATCGTGCATTCGAAGAAGAAGTAATGCTTGGTGGTTTTTCCACTGCACCTGTTAAGTCTGAAGGCGGAGCCATCAGTTTTGACGATGCACAGGAAACATACACTGCGCGTTATACACATGAGACAATTGCTCTTGCTTTTTCAATTACTGAAGAAGCGATTGAAGATAATCTTTATGATCGTCTAGCGTCTCGTTACACTAAGGCTTTGGCCCGCTCTATGGCGCAAACAAAGCAAATTAAGGCTGCCTCTATTCTAAACAATGCGTTTAGTGCAGGTGCAAACGCCGTGGGTGATGGAGCAGCATTATGTTCCAGTTCACACCCAAGCCTATCAGGCAACCAGCGTAACCTTCTTTCAACAGCCGCTGATTTGAACGAAACTTCACTTGAGCAAATGTTGATTGATATTGCTGGTTTCACTGACGAGCGTGGTCTAAAGATCGCTGTCCGTGGTACAAAACTCATCATTCCAAAAGAACTGCAATTTATTGCAGAACGTGTGATGAACTCAAACTTACGTTCAGCAACTGCGGACAATGACGCAAACGCGATGAAGAATATGGGTATGATTCCTGAAGGGGCTGTGGTTAACCACTTCCTTACGGATACAGACGCTTTCTTCATTAAAACAGATGCGCCAAACGGTTTTAAATTCTTCAACCGTTCGCCAATTAAGACGGCAATGGAAGGTGATTTCGACACCGGTAACATGCGATTCAAGGCACGTGAGCGTTACAGCTTTGGTGTTTCTGACTGGCGTTGCGTTTTTGGTACACCCGGAGCGTAAAACGTGTTACAATGATGTTATCTTTTTGCAAAAGATAACCTCTCTGATAACTAAGGGGCCTGCAAAGGCCCCTTTCTTTTTTTGTTTCCTGTGTTATACTGACGTTATCCCTGACAACGGCATGGGGCCGTTGACTAACCCAGACAGGAGATTAACATGGGTACAACAACTTTTTCAGGTCCAGTTAAAGCTGGAACAGTGCGCGAAGGCGGGTCTGCTAATGTGGGTTTTGTTAAGATGGCGCAAACAGCATCTTGGACACAATCTACTACCGCTGCGGACACAGGAATTGTTATTCCTGCTAATAGTCAAATCGTTGAAATACGGATTTATATTACCACTGCATGTGATGCCGCAAACATCAGCATGGGTACGAGTTCAACTTCTACTGAGTTGTTTACTGCGTTAGCCGCAGGTACAGCAGCCAATGTAATTAAACTTGGTTCGGCTGGAACAATCACAGATGCTGATACTTGGGTAGACATTGGAACCTCTGATCTTTCGATCTTTATAGATTTTTCAGCGGGTACATCTGGCGTAGGTAATGTTACGGTTGAATACATCCAAGGCATCAACAACGCTTAATAGGAGATAACTCATGGCAGATGCAGCTACAGTAGTCATGAAGACTACGATACTACCGGACGAGATAGCCAAAACTATCGAAGCCACAACCACTGTTTCGCCAAAAGATGCGAACGACAAGTGGTATTACAAACTGACAAGCGTTACCGCAGCAAGCACGGATTTGATCACTGGTTATTACACAGACTATACGGCGGTTAACGCTAACGCAAATCCCGGAACTGTGGCGACAGGTGACAAGGTTGAGTTCATCTATATAAAAAATACAGATGCAGCTAATGATATCTATGTCGTTTTTGATGGTGGCACAGTAGCAAACACCACCGATGACGCGGTCAAAATTAGTCCTAATCAGTCTTTTTATGGTAGATACCCAAATGCAACAGTCGCTGACGTACACGCAATAGGTCACGATGGGTCGAGTGCCGCGACTGCAACTTGTATTGTTTGTGCTTTACTTGATGACATAGCATAAGGATATTTCATATGTCTATTTCTGATGTAAAAACAAAACGCGTGACTGGCACGGGCTCTTTGGCAGTAGGTCCTGCACGTATTCGTCAGATACAGCTTAAAACAGCTTCAGGTACGCCTCGTCTTACCGTCACTGACGGCAGCGGCGGGGCTACCGTTTTAGATCTTGATTTTAACGCTTCTGACACACACTCTGTAAACATACCTGCAAATGGTATAAGGGTGAGTGACATAAATGTATCTGTCCTTACAAACATAACAGCGGTTACGTTTTTCTTTAACTAAGGTTACGAAATATGGCGGAACGTAAACGCGATAAAATGCCTAAACGTAACAAGAAAAATTTTCGCCCCACCAGCAAGGGGGCGGGAATGACAAAAGCTGGGGTTGCCGCGTATCGAAGAAAAAACCCCGGCTCTAAACTTCAGACAGCCGTCACCGGTAAAGTAAAGCGTGGAAGTAAAGACGCCAAAAGACGCAAATCATTTTGCGCTAGATCTGCCGGTCAGATGAAAAAGTTTCCAAAGGCGGCCAAAAATCCAAATTCAAGATTGCGACAAGCTAGAAAAAGGTGGAAGTGCTAATGGCAAATTATTCAAGAAAATCTAAAAAAGCTTCTTCCAAGAGTAAGGGAAGTAAAATCTGTCCAGAGGGTAAAGCGTGGGCTAAACGTACCTTTGATACATATCCTAGTGCTTATGCAAATCTGGCTGCGTCAAAGTATTGCAAAGATCCTAATTATGCCAAAAAGTCAAAGGGTGGCAAACGGAAGGGCAGATAATGGGTGAATTAAAGAAATGGCTTAAACAAGATTGGGTAAGAATTGGCACAGACGGTAAAATAAAAGGCAAATGTGGCACTTCTAAAAACAAAAAGAACCCAGATCGTTGTTTACCTCGTAGCAAAGCGCAGAGTTTGACGCAAGCTGAACGTGCAAAAACAGCCAGAAAAAAGAAAGCGGCGGGCTCTAAAGGTAAGACCGTCGTTTCAAATACAAAACGAGCAAAAGTAACCCGAATGGGATTGGGTGGTGCTGTTGTGCAGACAAAATCTAAAAGAAAATTCAGGGGCAAAAATGTCCCCGGAACCGCTGTTGCCAGAGGTTGTGGTATGGTGATGGCAAAAAGAAGAAAGCGCACTAAAGGTGCGGTAACCCAGTCATAAGGAGAAAAACATGGCTATGAAGAAAAAAGGCTATCGTGCAGGCGGTAGAGTAAGACGAATGTCTAAAGGCGGAAAAGCTGGTGGCAGAATTAAAAAAATGGAGGGTGGCGGAGCCGTCTCTAAGACAAAGAAATCTAAAGGTGGAGCCGCTGGGGGTAAAAAATCTTTAGCTAAAGCACGGGCTGTGCTACCTGCGGGGTACAAAATAGTTAAAAAATAATGTCTTATTTATATAGCAACATTCCTTATTTTAAGGCATGGGTTCGCCGTGAATATACTCACAACCACGAGGATTATCACGGCGAATTTCTTCATGCTATGGTTATCGGTGTTACGTCTATGCCGAATAGATGCTTGAGTTTCCAAGTTATGTTTACTGGAAACGAGGCCGAGGGAGAGGAAGAGGATACAGTGCATGGTGGTGCAATGTGGGCAAGAATGCCTATCACTGCTTTGGTTGCTGATATACCTTTAGAAGAATGGCCCGAACCAATGAATACATACGATGCTCAACCATGGGACTGCTCATCGTACCATCATGCCGTTTATGTGATGGACAGAGCTACGCCGTGCCCTTGGTTAGCAAAAATAGACAGTAATTTTTTTCCTGCAAAATACCTGTTTACTGTTGATTACGCTGAATCCGAAATAGCAGACGATCCAGCACAACATAAACAAAGTCACGTTTTACAGTTACTCGATGCGGGAGAGTGGACGGGTAACATTGTTGCGCTGCCAAATAATAGGGTGCGCGTAACACACCCAGCTTGGTTTGAAACTGGCGAGGGAGCGCCGCATTTTAAGCCTTCTCAACATATACACTATTCAAAAAGTGATTTAGACTATACACTCGATGTAAATAGAATATTTGACAACCTTTATAATGAGGATGAATAATGACACTTTCTAACTCAACAGATTTTGAATTAGATGTAGCTGATTATATTGAAGAAGCGTTTGAAAGGTGTGGGCTTGAGGTTCGCACAGGATACGACCTAAAGTCAGCTAAAAGATCTTTAAACCTTCTTTTAGCTGACTGGGCTAACCGTGGTCTTAATCAATGGACTATAAAACAAAGAACCGTCGCCATGGTTTCTGGTGACGGTGAATATGACTTAGGAACGGATGTCATAGATGTTCTTTCTGTTGTGGTAAGAAGAGACGGCACCGACTTTCAGCTTGAAAGATTAAGCAGGGATGAATTTTTAAACATCCCTGTTAAAACAACAACTGGCCGATCTAATCAATATTTTCTTGATCGACAGCTTACACCAAATTTGAAGTTATGGCCTGTGCCAGAAAACAGCACAGATGTTATTGTTTTGGATGCGCTGACTCGAATACAAGATGCAGACGTTTATACAAACACACTTGATTTACCTTTTAGGTTTTATCCTTGTTTAGCGGCTGGTCTTGCATACTATCTATCGCTTAAAAGGGCTCCAAACAGAGTGCAATTGCTTAAAGCAGTGTATGAAGAAGAGTTTGATCGGGCTGCCACTGAGGACAGAGATAGGTCTTCGTTTAACGTTGTTCCTGATTTTCAGTATTTTAGAGTGAGTTGATGAGCAAGTTTGCGTCTGGAAAAAATGCAAAAGCAATTTCGGATAGATCCGGATTTCAATATCCTTACAGGTTAATGCGTAGGGAGTGGAACGGTTTACTCGTTGGCCCAGATGAGTTTGAAACAAAACACCCTCAACTTGGTCCTTTTAGAAAAGTAGATGACCCTCAAGCTCTTATAGATAGTAGACCAGAACAAGATTTAGATGTTCAACGAAACACTCAATATGGGTTTAATCCTGTTGGTTTAAGGGGAGTCGAGGGTTTAGATCAGGATAATGATTTAGAGGGTATTGGCCTCGTAGGAACTGTTGGAGTAAGTATATTTCAACCTGAAATACGCGGATCACAAGCTACAGGTCAGGTTGGCACTGTGACTGTTGGAATCAACATCGTTGTTGTTAATCAACCTGTGACTGGTCTTGCAACCACTGCTTCTGTAGGATCTGTAACAGTTGTAACCGCAACTACTTTCGACAGTGGATCAGTTACGTTAGACTCTAATACACAGACATTTGATGAGGGATAAGATATGGCAAAACAAACGGTAGGCATAGGTTCATCTGCTAACGATGGAACAGGGGACACCCTACGAGCCGGTGCAGATAAAATAAACGATAACTTTAATGAGGTGTATGCGGCCATAGGAAACGGCACGACTCTTACTGATCTCATAGATTCAAACGGATTATTAGATGTAAGTTCTGGCGCAAACAAAATTGTTTTTTACTATGCGGCTCTGAGCGATCTTCCCAGTGCTTCGACCTATCATGGTGCTATAGCTCACGTTCACGCTGCTGGAGGAATGTACTTCGCACATGGTGGGGCATGGCTTCGACTCAATGATGAGACGACAGGTCCTGTAACTAAATATACAGTCAGTGCCGCAACTGGTTCAGCTTATCAGTTTACAGGTCCGGGCGCTACCTCTGGTGACAATCCAAATTTTACTTTTTACAAAGGTCATACTTATTTGATAGACAACTCTGCTCATGTAAGTGGTCACCCTTTACAAATAAGAACATCGAGCGGCGGTTCAGCTTTTACAACGGGGGTGACAGAGGATTACAATTCGACTACGGGACTAACTCAGTTTATTGTACCACATGAGCCAAGCGATACTTCTTTAGTGTATCAATGCACAGTTCATAGTAGTATGGTAGGAACAATAACGATAGTGTGATGATATGAGTTTTACATATGACAGTTTAAAACAAGCTATACAGGATTATACGGAAAACTCGGAAACGACTTTTGTAAACAACCTACCTGTATTTATACGAGCTGCTGAAGAACGCATTCTTAAAAATGTTCAGCTTAATCTATTTATGCGAAATCAGGTTGGAACTATGACTTCCGGCATTCAGTACCTTGGTGCCCCAAGTGATTTTTTAGCGCCCTTTTCTTTAACCATTACAAATAGTGGAGATAAAGAATTTTTAGAATTTAAAGATTTATCTTTTATTGAAACCTTTCACCCTGATTACACTGACACAGGAAAGCCAAGATATTACGCACAATTTGATGTGGGTAATTTTATCTTAGCTCCAACTCCAAATCAAAACTATACTGTCGAAGTTCAGTATCTTTTTAGACCTGCTAGTTTAACTAGCGGTGCAGGCACAGGCACAACTTGGTTAAGTGAAAATGCTGAATTAGCTTTATTGTATGGCACATTGGTTGAAGCTTACACTTTTATGAAGGGAGAGGCTGATATAATGGCAAACTATGATAAACGTTTTCAAGAAGCTGTAATGGGGCTTAAAATGCTTGGAGAAGCAAAGGAAACAACACAAGAATATCGTGTTGGTAAGGTAATTAGGGATAAACAATAATGTTTAAATTAAATTTTGATGTTCCAGACGATCCAATCGTCAACGTACAAACAACAAATAATCGGGGTTTTACTCCCGATGAGGTTGCAGAACGCTGTGTAGAAAAACTTATAAGTGTGTCTGATAAGGCGCATCCTGCTATAAGGGATCAGGCAAAAGCGTTCCAAAAGCACATGGAAAAGGTGGTTGCATTTTATATGCGCGAGGCTATTCGCAGTGACCGCACAACCGTGTATAATGCCCTTAGAGATGCAGGGCATCCAGAACTGGCTGACGCAATAAGGAGATTATGACATGGCGATCACTCAAGCAATGTGTACTTCTTTTAAGAAAGAACTTCTTGAAGGAACACACAATTTTAAAAATTCAGGGGGCGGTACTTTTAAACTTGCTCTATTTACTTCATCTGCAACGTTAGGCGCTTCAACAACAGCTTATGCTACTACCAACGAAGTTAGTGGTACAGGTTATTCTGCTGGTGGTGGAACACTTACACGGGTTGATCCAACCAGTAGTGGTACAACGGCTTTTACAGATTTTGCTGATTTAACGTTTTCAACAGCAACAATCACAGCAAATGGGGCGTTGATATATAACAGTAGCGCTTCCGACAAAGCGGTTATTGTTTTAGCGTTTGGTGGAGATAAAACATCAACTGCGGGTGACTTTACTATTCAGTTTCCGGCAGCGGACGCGAGTAACGCTATTATTCGTATTGCCTAAACAGGCGTAGTACTATGGTAGCAATTTCGGGTTGGGCACGAGGCACATGGTCCCAAGGGGCTTGGGGCGAATCCCTTCCTGTTGTTGTTACAGGAGTGGCAGGAACAAGTGCGGTTGGCTCTGTTTCTGTTGTTGCAGAAGCTAGTATACCAGAAACAGGGTTAGCGGCCACAGGTGGCGTTGGCTCTGTTACTGTTTTAGCTGCTGCTAATTTTGCTGTCACTGGCTCTACAAGCACAGGTGAAGTTGATTCAGTTACTGCTACAGGCACCGCAACCATATCACCAAGTGGATCTGCGGGTACAGGCGCAATAAACTCTGTCACCGCTCAAGGTGAGGTTGAAGTACCTACATCAGGCTTATCTGCTACCGCTTCGGTAGGCAGTGTAGTTGCTTCGGCTGGTGCTGACGTTAGTGTTACAGGTCTTGCCGCTACTGGTGGATTAGATTCCGTTACTGTCACAGGCACAGGTAACGTACCAGAGACAGGTCTTGCCGCTACAGGCGGTGTAGGATCTGTTACGATAGATGGCGTTGGTAATGTCGTTACGACAGGTGAAACAATCACAGGTGCGGTAGGCACGGTCACTCCAAAAGCGAATGCGGATGTTTCGGTTGACTCTGATTTTGCTTTTGTAAGAGGATATGTAGGCACCGTCATTGCTGGTATTTCTGTAGAGTTTGTAACAACGGGATTGGCAAGTGCGACAAATGTTGGTAATGTAACGGTACAAGCAAACGCAGATGCTATCGTAACTGGCGTTCAGGCAACAGGAGAAAGAGGAAATGTTAAAGTATTTGATCAAGTCATACCAGATCAAATCCCCAATTTTCAACCGCCTGTACCCGGTGTTCAACCCGGCGATCCGCTTTCGAGTCCGTCCTACAAAGACCCTCAAGGAGCGCCCGGTGGATTTGTTCCGGGAGATCGTTTACAAGCCCCGACATGGAAAGACGTAGCATAGGAGATATGAATGCCCAGTAGTTTTACAACAAACTTTGCGATTGAAAAGCCAGCTACTGGCGAACAATCAGGTACATGGGGTACAACCACAAACCATAATTTTGATATTTTTGATAGATTAGCTGGATACAAAAGTGTAACAGTATCTGGTGCCACACATACTCTGACTGTCAGACCAAGCTCTCCGTCTTCTGGATCAAGCAACGCACAAGACGGTATGTATCGAGTTATTGAATTTAAAGACTCAGGCTCTGACCTTGGTAGTGATGTTACGCTTACAATAGCACCAAATTCAACTCAGGCGTTTTTTATCTTTAAAAACTCACTGACTGCGGATAGAAATATTATCGTTACACAGGGTAGTGGAACCAATGTTACAGTGCCGGGAACAGGCAAAGTGAGCATTTTGTTTGGTGATGGTGGCGGATCAGGAGCAAATGTGATAAGCTTGAGCGATACTCTGGCAATGTCTAATCCTGAGATTACAGGTGGATCTGTAACCAACCTTACTGATCTGAGTATGATAAATGCTGCGGCACAAGTCAAAGCTCAGAATGGTTTAAATGTAGACGCGGCGGGTACTGCTGTCGCTTTATCAATTGCGTTAGGATAGTTAGATGGCAACAAATACCTTCAAACGAAAGTTCTCAACAAACATAGGCACCACGGCTACAGCAGTTGGTGGTTACTCTGTTTTACTAGACGTTCAAACCACAGCGATTGGTTTGGCTTTAGCAAACGTTACAGCCTCGCAGGTTACTGTAAGTGTTACGCTAAACACACAAGCGGGTGATACAATTCATATTATTAAAGACGCACCGATACCAAGCGGTGGTGCGTTAATCCCGATTGGTGGGGATCAGAAGGTTGTTATGGAGCATAACGATCAAATTAAAGTCGTGTCGGATACAGCATCGTCAGTCGATGCTATCCTGAGTATTCTTGAAATAGACACATCAACGTAGGAGCTATAGATGCCATATTTAGGTAACGAACCAGCCACAGCGTTTACAAGCACCACTAAAGATACCTTTAGTGGTGATGCTTCTACCACCGATTTTACAATGTCAAAGTCCGCAAACGTAAATGGGGTTCGCGTGGTTGTAGAGAACGTTGTTCAAAACCCGACTGTCGCGTACACATGTAGTGGCACCACGTTGTCTTTTACTTCAGCACCTCCAACAGGCACAAACAATATCTACGTTGTGCATCTAGGCCCACCAGCCGCGACTATTGCACCGCCTACGACTATTAATAATAACACCACTTTTACAGGTGGCGTTACATTTAAGAATGGAAGTCCTGAAGATACGGACGGAGGACGAGAGTCAATACTAACATTTAAAGGTGTGCAGTCTGGTGAAGAAGAAAGCACATTGGCTGAAATACAGGCATCACACGATGGCACTGCGGATGATCAAAAAGGCGATTTAATCTTCCGCACTAACGATGGGAATGATGGCACAAGTCCTACTGAGGCTATGAGAATTGACTCAGCACAAAATGTCGGGATTGGGACGACTTCGCCTTCTGACAAACTTCATGTTGATGGTGCTTCATCGTTTATCAGAGTAAACAGAACAGATGGTGCAGCTGGTATCACATTAATGTATAATGGCAGCAACAGCACTCGTTCTAATATTGCAACACAAACAAACGGTGATTTATCATTTGATACCGCCAACACAGAACGTATGCGTATCGACAGCAGTGGTCAGGTTTTAATAGGAACGACAACTAAATTACTTAACGGTGCAGCATTAGAATTACACGGAAGTGGTCATTATTTTTTAATGAGAAATACAGGATCGTCTGCTGGAAAATATTGGCGAAATGAAGTTGATACTAACAACACTTTATATATAGTAAATACTAGTAGCGCAGGTGTCTACATCGTAGACGGTGGTACGAGTTTTTCAAGTTTGTCAGACGAAACATTAAAAGAAAACATAACAGATGTTGGAAATGTTTTAGATAAAGTTAAAAACTATAGAACATCAAGATTTAATTGGGTTGGCGGTAAAAAAGACGACACTAGAATAGGTTTTATTGCTCAAGATTGGGAAACAGATTTTCCTGAAGTTGTATCTACAGCTAAAGATGACAAATTAGGATTAAATTACACAGAAACTATTCCCGTTTTACTAAAAGCAATCCAAGAGTTGTCAGCAAAAGTAGATGCACTCGAAACAGAAAACACAGCTATTAAAGCTAGACTAGACGCACTGGAGGCAGAATAATGAGCAAGGCACGAGAACTAGCTGAACTAGGTGCGGTTTACGATAGCGGTGCCTTGTCGAACCGTAATCTTATGCATAATCCAAAAATGGAGGTAGCACAAAGAGGTACTTCCTTTTCTTATTCAGCAGGTCAGAGTGCTGCTCTTTTAGATAGATGGTTTGTTGCTATTGGTAGCTCATATAATTTTGACACTACAATTAGTCAATCAACAACAACCCCATCAGGGGAGGGTTTTAAGTATAGTTTAAAAGTAGAAATGGACGCAGCGATCACCCCGTCTGGAAGTGAAAATGGCGGTATATTTATGAAGTTTGAAGGACAAGATTTTGATCAGTTATCTTATGGAACATCTTCTGCACAATCGGTAACATTATCTTTTTGGGTTCGTTCAAATAAAACGGGAACTTATTGCTGTCAAATTCAGGTAAACACAGGAGATAGCACTACAGGTAATAAGTATTCGCACGTTAAAGAATACACAATTTCCGCAGCTAATACTTGGGAAAAGAAGACTTTAACGTTCTCTGGTCTTACCGCACAAGCTATTACACAAACAACCACCGATGGTTTTAGAATGATTTGGTGGCTGTCTGTTGGCGCAGATGACAAAATAGCTTCCGCCGACACATGGACACAAACACCTTCTTTTTTAAGCACCTCGAATCAAGTAAACTTTGCAGATAGTGCTAGTAATGAGTGGTATGTTACAGGCGTTCAGCTAGAAGTAGGCGACACCGCCACGGACTTTGAGCATCGAAGCTTTGATGATGAGTTTCAAAGATGTCAAAGATATTTTCAAACATGGGGAGAAGATAGTGGGCCTCATACGTTAGGAGCAGGTCTCTGGTATAGTGGAGATCAAATATTAGGTTCAATGGTTTACAATAAAACAATGAGAGCATCACCTACTTGTACAGTTAATGCGGCTGATTGGGGTCAATGTTACAGAGCAGCTTCAAGTATTACTACTAATGACACCACACCAGTAGACGTTGTTAGAATTGATAGACTAAGGTTTAATTTGCAAGCGGCATCTAGTGGTACGAATGGTCAGGGTACATTAATACAAATAAGATCTGGAACTGAAAAATATTTAAGATTAGATGCGGAGTTATAAAAATGGTTATTACACAAGCTCAATATAAACAAAATTTTGAAGGTGAAAATAGCCTTATTGTAGCTACCATTGATAACAAAGTTATGGCTGTTCCTTTAGACTCCTCC